TTTAATCGTCTTAAACTCAAATTGTTCTACTTTATATATCTTTAATCTTTCTACGAAATGTTTGAGTGTGTGGTTCTTTCTTGATTTCCACTGTAGGTCATCCCCAATATCGTAGAGTTTGGCTACTTCTTTGTCCTGATGTTTTCTTAACTGACGACCAATAGACTGGAGGATTCTAATCTTAGACTTTGAAGGAGAAGCAAAAATAATGTTGTGTAGGTTCTTTATGTTGACACCTGTTGAGAACGTGCCATATGAAGCTACAATAATTGCTTCTTTTTCTTTCTCACATATGTGACGTATTCTCTCACGGTCATCCATGTCTACACCACCATGAACCAAGAAAACTTTCTTATCTGGATTGGCATTCTTGATCAATTCATATAAAGGTTTACCATGTTGTTCTACGAATTGAAAAAGAACCAGAGTGTTTTGTTTGGTCGAACCTGCCAACTTAGAAATGAATCTATTTCTCCTGTCGTTTGAAACAATCCATTTGATCTCATCATGGTACTTAAGATTTTTAACGAACTGTCTATCTTCAGTTCCATAATCCAGAAGAAGACAATCGATCGTTAGTTTGGAGAGGATATCCTTCTCCATGAGTTCTTTTGTACTGGTAACGTCATTTACTGGACCAAAGAGACCTTCGATCACAAGTTTATGGGTTTGAGCGTCGTCAAGGGTGCCTGTGGTCCCCACACGGTAACGGGCGTTCACTAACTTAGTCATTATAGTAGTCAATGATTTAGCTTTAAAGAGGTGACACTCATCACCTATGACGGCCTTAAACTGAGAGAAGTAGTCTCTTCTCATTCTGAAAAGGGATTGCCATGTTGAGACTATTATTTGTTTATCTGTGTTTTTGTCTTGTCCAGAAAAAATCTGGTGTACATGTTCATCCACATCCCAATCATTTAACTGACTGTAGTCTTTGAAGTCTGAGTACATTTGTGCAACCAGAGATGTGGTAGGAACAATGATAAGAATCTTTTCCCCATCCTTTAGACCTCTCTGGTAGTGACGAAGAAGACCGTAGATGATGAGACTCTTACCAGAACCAGTTGGGGATAATAGAAGGCATCTTTCTTTTTTCAAAGAGTGTGTGATTGCCTTGATCTGGTGATCGTGTGGTTTGATCTTCTGTCCACCGACCGAGATGTTCAGATCATTCATCATGTACTTCTCTACCATAGACTCAGTAAAGAAGTTGTCTTTCTTATCTGGAAACTCTATAGAGTAAGACCTTTGATCGGCAAATGAACGAACATAGTCTCCAAGACCTTTATAGATCTCTTGAGAAAACATATTGTATAGTTTGATTGTGCCATCCCACACCCTACTTCTATAGGCAGGCATGTACTTGTGTCCGGGAACTTTGAAAGTGAAGAAATCAGATAACTCTTTCGCGGTACTTCTTTCACAACGAACTCTGATATTTACTTCATCAATATTTTCAACAGACAAATCAGGCATACAACATATTTAGGATCATGTACCGTTGAGGAATTTTCTCCACTCAATCGCGTTCTTGATTTCCCAGTTCCTATTGTTAATAGACTTTAGTACAGATTCAAGATAACTGACCTTCTCTTCTTGGTATGTTATCTTTTGTTTCTCTAGGATAAGATCGGCATCTCCGTCGAGATACTTATCCAAATCTTGTTTCAGAATCTTAAGATCAAACGGTTCCCACTCCCTAGATTGTAGTTCCTCTTCACTCATCTTTCCAGAATAGTACTCCCACTTTGCTTTGTAGGATGAGGCATATTCATATCTCATTCTCTTCAGTTTCAGTCGTTCGTCGTGAAACAAGTTGAGGTATTTGTTATGCAACTGTGGAATGCGAAGAGACTCTAGGTCGAGTTGCGTGTCGTCAATTTGCATGTCTTCTTGGACATATTTTCTTATATCATCAAAGTTCATAATTTATCTCCATTGTGTATTATACAACAACTTGGAGTCAAGTCAATATACGGTTACGTCGTATGTGTCATATCTAAAGGTTACGGTTGCAGATTGTGGGTCAATACCGGTATCCGCAGAGTTGAATTCAATTTCTCCGAGAGATGTTGGAAACATGTTCTTGAAAGTTACAGAGGCCTGTGGTCTAGCGTTGCTGTTTAAAATTACAAGCGTGCCATCTGTTTGGTAGTTTCTTGGATCTGTCTGAATGTCTGGATTATACTTTTCACTGTTAATAGAGAATGTTTTCATCCAATCGAAAATCTCTTTCCAGTTACCAAGATCCTCATTGATTAGAAATGAGAAAGATAGAGGTTCGAAGTTCATCTTTGGATCTGCGATTGCAGTCGTTGGAAATTGATTGAGAATATCAGTTGCATTGACCGAAATAGTAGGTACTGAAACATTCTGACAGAAGTAGACTACTTCCGGTGTTCTGGATAGAACAAATCTGAAGGAAGTGGGTTGTAGGAAATTTTCGTTATCAGGATGTCTGTCCAGAGCCTTTAATGTGTATTGGTCGTATGATGGCATGTTAATCCTCCATTATATGTATGGTGGATTGTTTCTTCCAAGTGGGAGTCGAAATCTGACATGACTTGGTGACCCAGTTCATTCAACTTAGAAGAGTCTATTGAATATTTTCTATCATGACCTGGCCTGTCTTTTACATACTCAATAAAATTAGTGGAGTTAATATTCAAGATATCACAAACTTTTTGTATCACATGTAAATTTTTCATATGGAATCCACTGGAAACATTGTAGACTTGATTATCCTTTGAGTTTTCTAGTATGAATCTAGTAGCCTTTGATGTCTCTTTTACATACATCCATTCTCTTTCATGGAGACCGTCACCGTACAGGGGAACTTTATCACCGTTCTTTATCTTTTTAAGGATAGTAGGTAAAAACTTTTCACTATGTTGTCTTGGACCGAAGTTGTTTGATGGACGAACCATTATATATTTCAGTCCGTATGTATTTGCATATGATGTTACTAGGTGTTCAGCCGCAGCTTTACTCGCTGAGTATGGATTTCTGGGATCTAGTTTGTCAGATTCTACGAAGGATTCATCAAATGCACACCCGTAAACCTCATCTGTGGAAAAGTGTAAAATCTTAGATCCGGTGGCCACACAGGCGTCAATTATAGACTTTGTACCATTGACATTAGTTCGTAAAAATACATCACTGTCTTTGATTGAGTTGTCTACATGAGTTTCTGCTGCTAAATGAATAACCCACTTTATGTCATTTTCTTTAATTATTATTTTTAAAAGTTCTGTTGAAAGTATGCTACATTTGGTCAGGTTAAAGTTGGGTTTGTCCATTACATTGTTTAGGTTTTCTTTTTTACCCGCATATGTAAAGGCATCAACACCATACACACCGTATCCATTGTTTACAAATTCTTCTGTCACATGGCTTCCTATGAAACCCGCACACCCCGTAATCATTATATTCATTTTACCTCACCTTCGGATTGTATAATGTATTTATGAAAAGAAACAAGGGGGATCCGAAGATCCCCCCTGTTCCTAGTGTCGGATTAAGATCCGATGTTTTTATTAAGATCAAGTACCGAGTCCGGATGCAATACCGTGAAGGTTATCAACACGGAAGATGCGGTAGTACTGGTTCACTCTAGCAGTGAGTGATCCCTCGTCAGGAGTCGTTCCACCGATCGAGGTGGTGACGAATGGGTTGGAAACCATTCCGTAACGAGTCTTGAACCCGATCTTGGGCTGGAAGGTGTTCTCACCAACCGCACGGACCATCTGTAG